AGCCGATGAAGCACCGTAACAAAAAATGCGGGGAGATGGGGTCCTCCGTCCTGACCCCGGGCCTTAACCCGCCGGTCCGTGTAACCGGCGGCGCCATCACCAAACTGTCCGCCGCTGCAGAGCTGAAACGCGGCACACTGCTGGGGAAGGACTCCGGCGGACAGCTGTCCGTTTATGACGGCAGCACCACCCCGGAGGGCATCCTCTGTGATGACACCGAAGTCGGCACGGAGGAGGATGTCCCCGTGGTGGTCTATGCCGCTGGCTGCTTTGACCCGGAGAAAGTGACGGTCGCCGAGGGCTACACGCTGACCCAGGACGACAAGGACAAGCTGCGGACCTACAGCATTATCTTCAAGGCCGCAACCCCGGCCCCGTAAGGAGGAATCACAGTATGGCTGTTTTGAATTTTTTTGATACCTATATCCTGGCTGCGATCATGGAGGAATACGTCCCCAACACGTTCTTCTTCCGTGACCGCTATTTCCCCACCAGTGACAACGATGTGTTCGCGTCCGACAAGGTGCTGACCGAGTACCGCAAGGGCGACCGGCGCATGGCGGCCTTTGTCTCGGACCGCGTCGGCGACATCCCCATGGGCCGCATCGGCTACGAGGTCCACGAGCTTGAGCCGGCGTACATCGGCGTGTCCCGCTATCTGACGCTGGACGATCTGAAGAAGCGGGGCTTTGGCGAGGCCCTTTACTCTGTCTCCACACCCGCCGAGCGTGCTGCCAGGCTGTTGCGGGATGACATGGGCGACATGGATCTGCGCATCCGCCGCCGCGAGGAGTGGATGGCCGTACAGACCCTGATCCACAATGCCTGCACAATGCAGGAGTATGTGGACGACAAAACTAAGGGCGATAAGCGTCATGTCCAGTTCTACGAGGGAACTGCCAGCGATCACATCTATACAGTGGCAAAGCCCTGGGACAATTTTGCGGAGATGCGGGCAGATGTCATTGCTATGTGTCGGATGCTCTCTTATCGGGGCCTTCCTGTGACTGACCTGCTCCTGGGTACCGACACGGCGGACGCTATTTTGGAGTTCAAGGATTTGCGGGAGCTGCTGGACAAGAACAGCGGCATTGCAATCGGTTCCATCCGGGAACAGCTCTCCGCCTATGCCGGCGTTGTGCTGCTGGGCACCCTCAACTTCGGCGGTTTCCAGCTGAATCTGATTTCTGTGGACGAGAGCTACATGGATGACGACGGCGCCACCAAGCCCTACTTCCCGAAGACCAGCGCCGCAGTGACGGCCCCCGGATGCGGCCACTTTATGTATGGGCAGATCACTCAGATCGACTACGGCGGCACGGTACCCGTAACGCACCCCGGCATCCGGGTACCGAAGTTCACCATCGACCAGGACAAGGACATTCGGAAGCTCCGCCTGGCGTCCCGTCCCCTGGCCGCGCCCAAGAACTACTGCCCGTGCATCTATGCGGAAGGAGTGGTGAAGTAGGATGGCAATCATCAAGATTTTGCAGGGCGCCTACGGTTCCAGGGATGGAAAAGGGCGTGTACATCCCATCTTCAAGGGAGAGCGGGTTGAGGTTTCGGATCAGGAGGCGCTGCGTCTGGTAAAGCTGGGCGTTGCGGAGATTGTTGGCCCGGCGTCTCCCGCTGTCGCGCCCCAGACGGCCCCCGACCCGGAGCGGATGCCCCAGGATACCGCCGGGGAGGAAACGCCCTCTGGAGCCACGACAGCCCCCACAGGCGAGCCGTCCGACAGCATGAGCGTAGCTGCCCTGGAACGCATGACGAAAGCGGACCTGGAGCAGATGGCCCAGGACATGGGCGTGGACATCTCCAGCGCGAAGAACAACCGGGAGCGCGCCGAGCTGATCGCCGCCGCCGAGGCGGAGGAGGCCGGCGATGGTGCTCCGGAGCTGGAGGCTGAGGATATCGTCCGATGAGCGGCTTCAAGGATATGGTGAACCGGGATATCCACAAAGTATTCCTGAATGTGGATGAGTTTGCCGAGCGGCGCACCGTCAAATACGATGGTGAGACCTATGACGGTCTGGAGCACGAGGGGATTCCTGTTGTGCTGATCGGCCCGGTTGACAAGGAGCGGGAGCAGCTGAAGGACGATCATGTCCAGGGCTTGCATCTGGTGACCCATACGCTCTACTGTGCGCTGGAGGATCTGGGCGGCAAACTCCCGAAGCAGGGGAAGAGCATCCAGATCAATACCCGCGAGGGCGGGAAATTCTTCAGAAAATACTACATTGCAGCGTCCGCACTTGAAGTCGGAATGCTGCACGTGGAACTGGAGGAGATGGACGATTGAGCTTCGGTGAGAATGATATCAGCCGGGAGGCCCGTGTACATATTGGCGATGGCCAGTATGAAAGCCCGTCCAGCGGTTCCTATGGCATCCAGGTCACAGCAGCCGGGCAGGAGGCGCTGGAGCGGGCGGAAAGAATGCTGGAAGGTATCCCCAACGGCATTCAGAAGGCGCTCAACAGCGCCATTAACCGGGCCACGGTCCACCTGCGGTCCGTCAGCACGAAGAAGGTCCGGGAACGGTACGCTATCTCGGCAGCCAATGTCCGCGCAGAAGAAAATGTATCTGTGGCGTACACCTATCAGAACGGTGTGCAGGCATATATCCATTTTTCCGGGAAGAGAATCCCGCTCTTCCGATTCGACGGCGCACGACCAGCCCAGCCCACCTACGATGAGAGCCGTTTGGTCCCGGTGATGCTCGGCCTCTACGCCAACGATGAAGGAAAATGGCGGCTCGTGCATCCTGGCGCCTCCGCATACGGGCATGTGCTGAAAAGCACCTCCCCGCGCCAGTTCCAATTCGCCTTTGTCGCCAAAATGGGCAACGGCCACACTGGGATTTTCGAGCGGACCGGCGGCATGACCAGCCGCAGCAAGGATGAACTTGAAGAGCTCTATGGTCCCTCCGTGCCGCAGATGCTGGGGAATCAGGAGGTTGCGGAGAAACTGACGGACGAGGCCATGAAATCCTTTGAAAAGAATCTGGATCAGTATGTGTACGCCCTGCTGAATGGCTATATAGGCGTGAGGTGACAGGATGACAGCCGTAAATTTGTTAGAGAGCATCAAGACGTTCACAATAGAGTCTACAAAGGATCTCATTATGCCGGTGAAGCCATCAGAGGAGGTAGAAGAGCCGGAGCCACGGGCGGTTGGCGTCTACATTGGACACCTGCCGGAATTCAGTTCCGTCAAGCGCAAGGCGCCATGCATTCTGCATCAGATCGTCACCCGAAAGGATATACAGCATCCGGGAGAGCCTTTCCCGGACACTGCCGCTGTGGTGCGGTCAGCCTTCTGCGTCTACAACGAAGATGAAGAAGAGGGCGGTTTGATGCTGCTTGGCTTGATGGAGCGGCTGCGGATCGCGCTGCTGAAAAAAGTAGTGCTGAACAAGCAGTTTAAGCTGGATCTGCAAGCAGGTCTGGAGTCTCTCGTCTATGATTCTACCGGCAGCAAGCCCACACATCCGTACTACTTAGGAGAGATGGTTTCCGTTTGGCGATTCTTCCACACAATTGAAAGAGAGGTCAACTATGGTAAAAAAGGATACAGCAACATTAGAGAATCCGGCCCAGGACCCGGCTGTGACCGGCTTGGCCCAGGAGCAGCCCACGGCCAGTACGGCATCGGCCTCGGAACCGGCGGCTCAGAAGAATGACGTGAAGGCTGGAGGCCCGCCCTCCGGCTTTTATATTTACATCGGCCCGACAATTCCCGGTCTGATTCAGGCCAACACCATCTATCGCGGCAGTCGGGAACACGCTCTGACTGATGCGAAAGAGGCTATTGAGAAGTACCCGCTAATCAAGACGCTGATTGTCCCCGGCGATTATCTGCCGGTGGCGCGGCTGAGGATCAAGACCACAGGCAATGCCCTGCACGCCAACTATGTGAAGTTGGTCGAACAGGTAAAGGACGTAAGAAGAAAGGAGGCCGCGGCAAATGGCTAATCTCGGCATCCATGTGCTGGAACAGGCTACAGCGGTCAGTATCCCCGTTGTGGCCGATTCCGGCCTGCCGTATGTGACCGGGGTGGCCCCCATCCATATGGCAACCAAGCCTGGCAAGGTCAACACACCCATCCTCTGCACCAGCTGGGATGAGGCGGTGGCAAAGCTGGGCTTTTCCTATGACTGGAAAAAATATCCCATCTGCGAGTTCATCTATTCGCACTTCCAGTTGTTCGGCTGCCAGCCGGTGATCTTCTGCAACGTCATGGACCCTGACAAGATGAAAGCTGATGTCGAGGCCAAGGAATACACTGTGGAGGATCACATGGTCCGCCTGCCGCTGGCCGCGATGAGCGACACAGTCAAGGTCACCATGAAAACAGCCAACAGCGCCAACGAAGGCAGCGAAGGCGGTGATACCAGCGCCGGCAGCGGCACCAGTGGAGAAGCTACGCTCGAAGTGGACGAGGATTACAGCGTCTACTACGACTACAAGACGGATTCCTGCGTTGTGGAACTGCTGGAGACCGGCGCGTCCTATGATGTTGAGGCGATTTCCATTTCCTACACAGAGGTCAAGCCTGAAAAGGTTGCTCTGGTGGATATCGTGGAAGGTGTCACCCACGTTGATGACTGTATGACCGCTGTTGGGAAGATCCCCGATACCCTCTGCACCCCGGCATGGTCCCACAATACGGTCGTTGCGGCGATTATGGCGACAAAGTCGGCTGGCATTATGGGCCTGTTCCACGGCAAATGCCTGATTGATGCAGACTGCAGCGAGACTGGTGTCCGCGACTACTCGGAGCTGGCCGGGTATAAGAACAAAAACAATTTCGTGGACGAGAACCAGATCGTGTGCTGGCCCCAGGTCAAGCTGGGCGATTATCAGTTCCATCTGTCCACGCAGCTGGCTGGCCTGATGGCGAAGGTGGACACGCTGAACGCTGGCTGTCCCTATGAGAGTCCCAGTAATAAGGCTCTGAAAATGGATACCTGCTGCCTGGAGGACGGCACGGAGGTCAATCTCAACTGGCCCCAGGTCAACATTGTGGCCGGCGACTATGGCGTGGTCACGGCGGTCAATTTCCTGGTCGGCGGCTGGGTGGCCAAGGGCAACTATACGGCCTGCTATCCCGGCAACACGGATGTCAAGGACATATTTATCCCTGTCTCTCGGATGTTCGACTGGGTGGGCAACACCCTGATTCGGACCTTCTGGAGCAAGCTGGACAAGCCCATGAACCGGCGGCTGATCGACTCCATCCTGGACACCTGCAATATCTGGCTGGCCGGGCTGGTTGGCACAGAGCGGCTGCTGGGCGCCAGGGCGGAGATGCTGGAGAGCGAAAACAATCTCCTGGACCTGATGGCGGGCATCATCCGTATCCACATCTACATCACGCCGCCCAGCCCAATGCAGCAGTGCGACTTCACCCTCGAATATGATACGAGCTATGTGGAGTCGGCTCTGGCGGCGTAAGAAGGAGAGGTGCAGAACATGACAAGATATCCATCCGCGACAATCAGCTTTCGGGTATACGAAGACAGCGTCAACGAAGTGGGACTGGCCAAAGCAACCCTGCCGGATATTGCTTATAAAGCCGTTACTATTACAGGCTCCGGCATGATGGGCGACATTGAGGTGCCGCTGATCGGAATGCTGGAGAACATGGAATTGGGGCTTGATTTCCTTGGGCATACCGATCCTGGGACATTTCCGATGCTGATGGAACCCAGGAAGCACCTGATCGAACTGCGGGTAGCGGAGGAGTACTGGGATGTTGAGGACGCTGAAGTCGGACTCTGGGGAATCAAGCACGTGCTGGTCGCCCGGCCCAAACTTCTGAAACCGGGCGGACTGATTCCCGCCACCGCTGCCGATTCCTCCGGTACCTTTACCGTGTACGCCTACAAAGCCTACCGGGACGGCAAGGAGCTGTGGGATCTGGATAAGCGCAATATGCGCTGCGTCATCAACGGCAAGGACTGGATGGCCGATGTCCGCAAGGCCCTGGGGTACAACTAAAAATTGAACACCCGGTGCAGAATGCGTCGGGTGTTCATGCAAACGCTATTGGACTCCAAGACGTTCTTTCAGAGCCTCCTGGAGAATTTGGGAGAAGTTTACGCCGGCCTGCATCGCTTGGTCGTTAAGCCAACTGGGAATGGAAAGCGTCTTTTGTCAATAGAGACACGTAAAAATACGTATAATTTTGAAAGGAGCACAACTATGACTAACGAAAAGAAAACCACAACTCTTGAGGACACTGTTGAACAGGCGGAGCGGTTAGAGGCCGAGGCCCTTGCCGAAGAGGATGCCGGGATCTACACCCATATCCTCACGACGCCCCTCACCTACGAGGGTATCACCTACAAGAAGCTGACCTTCAACTGGAATTCCCTCAGCGGACGGGACAGCGTTGCCATTGAGCGCGACCTGCTCCGGCGCGGCATCACCACCGTGATGGCCGAGTTCACGCCGGAGTACCTGACGGCTATGGCGGCGCGTGCCTGTACCTACCGCAGCGAGGAGGATTTCCGTACCGTCAAGGCGGAGACGCTCTATGCCTTGACGCTACGGGATTTCAGGCAGATATGCGGTGCAGCTCGGCGTTTTTTAATGCGCTCGGAGTCAAAGCCGGAGACGGAGGCAGATGGCTCCGGGAACAATGCCTGATTCTCGCGAATGAGAGAAACACCCCCGTAACAGATTGGCTTTCCATGCCCATGGCAGAGCTGCCGTTGTGGATTCAATCGCACAACAAGCTGGTGAGAGAAGAAAACCGGCGCAGAGAGGAGGCGGCCCGTCGTGGCAGGTAAAGTACATACCATGGATTTCGTGCTGAACGCTGCTTTGAACGGTAATTTCAAAGGAACCTTCAGCCGCGCCCAGCAGGAATTTGTCCGGCTGGGGAAAGAAATCCAAGGGTTGAACCGCCTCCAGTCTGATATCTCATCTTATCAGAAGCAGCAGAAGGCGGTGCAGAACACAGAGGCCAAGCTGCGGAACCTTGAAAAGCAGTACGACCTGATCCAGCAGGAAATCCGGGAAACGAACGGGCCTACTGCCAGTCTGGAGCGGGAGCAGGCGAAGCTGGAGCAGCGCATCAGGGAGACGACCGCCGCCTTTGAGCGTCAGAACCAGAAGCTGAGCGCCACGGAACAGCGGCTGAAGGACGCAAAGGTGGATACCGGCAATCTCTCCGGCGAGAGCCAGCGTCTGGCGGCTCAGATGCAGGAGCTGGCGCGGCAGCAGGAAAACGCCGCCAAAGGCGCACAGTCCTTCGGCGGATCGGTGCAGGACGCTTTCTCGGCGGCGCAGCAGGCCCTTGCCTCCGCCGGAATTGCCACAGGGCTCCACGAAATCTATGAAGCCTATGCAGAGTGCGTCACGATTGCGGCGGATTTTGAGTCGTCCATGAGCAACGTGGAGGCCCTCTCCGGCTCCACGGCTCAGGAAATGGCCGAGCTGACCGCAGCGGCAAAGGAGCTGGGCGCGAACACGAAGTACACCGCTCAGCAGGCCGCAGACGCCATGGGATTTATGGGTATGGCGGGCTGGAAGGCCCAGGAGATGCTGGACGGCATGGACGGCGTCATCAACCTGGCCGCAGCCGCCGGGGAGGATCTGGCGCAGGTGTCCGACATTGTCACCGACAATCTGACTGCCTTTGGCCTCACCGCCGCCGACACCGCCCACTTTTCGGACGTGCTGGCGGCGGCGGCCACCAACTCCAACACCAGCGTCAGCATCATGGGCGAGACCTTCAAGCAGTCCGCCAGCATCGCCGGCGCATTGGGGTACAGCATTGAGGACGTGGCTGTAGGCGTGGGCCTGATGGCCAACGCCGGCGTCAAGGGCTCCATCGCCGGTACCGCGCTGAAGAACACTTTCAACGGACTGCTGGAGGGCGTTACCCTGACGGGCGCGGCCTTCGGGGAGTATGAATTCTCCGCCATCAAAGCCAACGGTACGATGAAGGAATTCTCCGATACTGTCGATGAACTGCGCGTCTGCTTTGACCAGATGACCGAGGCGGAGCGGGTAAACAATGCTATGGCTCTGGCCGGACAGCGGGGCTATAACGGCCTGCTGGCGATTCTGAACGCCACTGACGCGGATTATCAGTCCCTGACCAACAGCATTGACAATTGCACCGGCGCGGCCCAGCGCATGGCCGATATCAAGCTGGACAATCTTCGGGGCCAGCTGACCCTGATGGATTCCGCCCTGGAAGCCGTGCGGACCACCATTGGGGAACAGTTCAACCCGGAGCTGCGCCGTCTGGCCGAGACCGGCACGGACCTGCTCGGCTGGGTCAACAGCTTTATCCAGGCGCACCCGGCGATGACAAAGGGCGTCATGACCTTTACCGGGGTCATGGGGACTGCGACCGTTGCCATAACAGGCGTGAACGCGGCGCTGAAGATATTCCAGGCGCTGAATGTCGCGGCCTTGTTTACTGGGCCTGTCGCCGCTGTCCTGGCCGCTGCCGCCGCCGTGGCGGGCGTCACTGCCGCAGTAGTGGGCATGACCACCGCCTTCGATGATGGTATTCCTTCCGTCAAGGAGCTGACCGAAGCCGCCTCTGAGATGCAGGCCACGCTGGAGTCCTCCGCGACGGCCTATGACGATGTGTCCTCCTCCGCGCTGGCCGCCGCCAACGTGGCGGATACCTACATCAACAAGCTGGAGGCAATGGGCGACTCCGCCAAGCTCTCCGCAGACGGACAGCAGCAGTACCAGAACACGCTGGCCCTGCTGCTGCAGACTGTGCCGTCCCTCTCTGACTGCATCAGCCAGACCACGGACGAGTATGGCCGCACCACCTACGCCCTGGAAACGAACACCACCGCCCTCCGTGACAACGTCGAGGCATGGAAGCAGAACGCTATGGCACAGGCATATCAGGAGCGGCTTACCGCCATGTATGCGGCCCAGGCGGACGTTCTCATTGAGGCGGAGAAAAACAGCGTTGAGCTGACCCGCGCACAGACCGGTCTGGAGCAGGCTGAGGAAAAGCGTTCCGAAACACTGGAGCGGATGAATGATCTGTACCGGCAGATTCGGAATGCTGACGGCAATCCGGAGAAGATCCGGGAGCTGCAATACGAATACAACCAGCTCTCATCGTCCCTGGGGGATGTGGATGTGGAAATCCAGCGTTCCCGCGATGTGATGAGTGTTTATACCCAGGCGCTGGAAGACGGCCAGGAGGCCGTCAATAAGGCCCAGGAGGAGATATCCCTGCTGGAAGAGGCGTTCCGGCAGTCCACAGGCGCGGCGGAGGAGCAGACCCATGCGCTGCCGGAGCTGGACGCCGCGCTGGCTCCCGTTGAAGCCACGCTGTCCAATCTGGCGGCGGCTTATTCCGATACCTACAACGAGGCTTACAACAGCATCAGCGGACAGTTCGGACTGTTTGAGGAGGCGGCGGTAAAGGTTGACGCCTCTGTCAGCGATATGATTTCTTCTCTGGAGTCTCAGGCCAGCAATATGGCCACCTATTCAGAGAACCTGCGGAAAGCGGCAGACATGGGATTATCCGAGGGGCTGCTGTCCCGACTCAGCGACGGCAGTACCCAAAGCGCGGCCTATCTGCAGGCAATCGTAAACAGCGGCGAAACAAAGATCGAAGAGCTGAACGCCGCCTTCGCCCAGGTAGAGGAGGGCAAGGAAACCTTTTCCGGCGCAGTGGCGGAAATCCAGATTGGATTGGATGAGGCGATGACGGAAATGGAGCGGATTGTCCAGGAAGGCGTGGAAGGGATGGACCTGCCGGACGAGGCGCAGGAGAGCGCCCGCAGTACGATTCAGGCATTTATCGACCAGGCAGGAGCTATGCAGCCGTGGGTGCGCAATGCCTATGCGCAGCTGGGACAGCTGGCCGCCAACGCCCTGGGGGTAAATCTCAACGCCGTCCCCTATGGCGACAGCGCCTGGGCCGCGAACCGCGCCACACCCGCCTTTGCCGGCGGCACCAGCAACGCGCCGCCCGGTTGGGCCTGGGTGGGCGAGAAAGGCCCGGAGCTGATCCACATGCGGGGCGGCGAAACTGTGCTGCCTGCCGAGGTGTCCCGCCAATTCACCCTTCTGACCGCCTATCAGGACAAAATGTATGCCTATGCCGGCGGCACGGGTAACGCTGCAGC